GTGGTTCATAAATGATTATCCGGCGTGTTTGATGGCAAAATCCGCAAATTCGGTTAATTTGATTTTTTTCTTTTCCGAATCCGATTCGGATGCTGCAATTTCAAGCAGTGACGATATCAGCTCTGCTTTTGCTTTAGGCTGAAGCGTTTTTTTATGGGCGATGAGCCATTCTTCGACAATCGCAATAACAGTCACCAAATCGCGGCAGTAGTCTTCTATGGATTGAGATTGCCACTCTTTTGGCAGAAGCTCTGCCGGTTTGACATTTAAGATAATAGCAATTCTTTCCATCATTTTTGATGACAGATCATTTTGGCCGGTTTCTAATTTTTGAACGGCACCTTGCGTCACGCCGAGTTTGACCGCAAGATCAGTCTGCGTGATGCCTTTTTGTTTGCGTATTTCTTTAATTCTGTTTTCCATAATACCTTCCATATAATACCAAATGTATTATTTTGCAAGTAAAATTTTTGTGGATAAAAATATTTTAAGTATTATTTTCTTAATTGACTTTTAATATTTATAGTATTATTTTTGAAAAAAACGGAGGTGCAATTTATGAAATTTGCAGAATACATACAAAAAGAAAACAAGACAATTGCCGGCGTTGCCCGTGATTTAGGCTTAACACATTGCGTTGTGCGTGTGTGGGTGACAGGCGAAAAAATACCATCTAAAGAGAACATGCAAAAAATTGTTCAATACACCGGCGGCAAAGTTCTGCCGAATGATTTTTATGATGGGGTAGAATAAATGCGGGGGCGCTTCGAATATTTCATACCCTGCATTTTAAGCGGCGCGCTTAAGCCTTTGCCTTTGTGCGCCGCTTTTTGTTTTAACATCTTTAAGGGAGTATAGCTATGAAATGGATTTTGAGATTGTTTTCAAAACGCTTTTTGATCTTAAAGCGCACCGATTCGGCAAGCGTTTTTTATGATCTTGACGACCGGAAGTGGTCGGCGTTTGAACGCAAAAAATAAACTTTTTTTAACAACAACATTTTTTTAGGAGAATATCATGAGAAAAAAACACAACAAAAAAGATGACGAATTTTATCAAGACATGGATAATTTTGATAAACCGGAATATTTTGATGAAGAAGCCGAAATTGAGCCGAACACGGAATGTAAAGAAATTGTCGTGACCGGTGAAATTGTTGATGATGAAAATCCGATGGATGACGAGCTTAAGCGCTGCGATCAGGAAAACAGCGAACATATTGCCAAAGATTTAATCAGGTTCGGCGATATGTATGAAGAAGCCGAAAAAAGTATTGAACTCGGCAAGCATGAGTTGAAATCCATTGTTGATTCGGCTAAAGAAGTCGGCATCACTAAAGGTATGATTGAAACGTATATCCGGATGAAAAATTATACGGATATTACAAAATATACCATTATGGGCGCCGTCAATGAAAAAAGAAAATGACGGTATCAACGCGCAGCACAGATTAAACGGCAGACCGAAAGGCGATTTAAGGCAAAAAGACGATTTTTACCCAACGCCCGAATACGTCACGCGTATTTTAATGGATAGAATACCGTTTGACGGAACAATTTGGGAATGCGCCTGCGGCGATGGGGCGATGTCTGAGGTTATCAAATCATACGGGCATCATGTCGTTTCAACGGACCTTGTCGGTCGCGGTTATAATGATGGCACATCCGGGATTGATTTTTTGCTTGAAAATACAAAGATGGCCAATATCGTGACAAATCCGCCGTTTAACCTTGCTTATGAGTTTATTGAGCAGGGTTTAAGGCTTTCATGCCGAAAGCTTGCTTTGTTGCTGCCGGTGAGGTACTTAACCGGAAAGAAAAGAACAGATCTGTATAAAAAGACACCACCGCGCCATGTGATTATTATCCCGAATAAAGTTGACTTTTTAGGCAACGGCAATCCTGTGATGGAGTTTGCCTGGTTTGTTTGGGATAAATCCATGGGGGGGGGGAACAGAGCTGCTTTTCAGCTAAAGTGAGGCCCCGTATTATGGAAAAGAAAATTGAAAAACTCGGGTGCGTGATACCGTATCAGGTTTGGGATGCGTTAAAAAATCATAATCCGCAGACCATCGCCGAAGTTATCGGCGTGATCATCGAATATGACTATCGGTGGCTCGAATTTCAAAAAAAAGGCATTGCCGGCTTAAGTAAGATGACACCAAGCGCGGCGATGGCATTTTCGTTTGCAAAGCCGCTGATAGATGCAAACAATCAAAAGTATTACGCAAAAGTTTATAAAGACGATGATGATGTGCCTGAGGCCTTTGGTGAGGCAAACGGCACATCCGGTGCGAAAAAAACATTCAGATATTACAGGAGGGGCAAAAAATAAGGCGATAAGTATAAAACGACGCCAAAAGGCGCACTGAAGGGAGGTTTTGTAAGCGCCTGCGGCCGGTCAAAAAAAAGCAATTTTTGAATAGTCTTCAAAAATGTCTGTCAATTTTTTGAGCACAAAAATTTTTTGTGAAAAATTTTTTTACGCCTGAAAAACATGAAAAAAAGAAGAAAAAAGAAAAAAGAAGCAAAAAAGAAAAACACAAGAAAAAACAGGTTTTGGAAATAAGGGAAGAGGGTTGCAAGGGGGAAGGGATAAAGGGCTGTGGATAAAGATTTTAAGGGTTTTGGATGCTGCCTAAAACGGCAGCGGTTAAAGGATGAAGGAAAAAGGAAAATGGGATTGTGGAAAAAGAAGCGCACTCACTTGATAACACGGCGTCCGGCACCGACTGAAGCCGGCACCGACACGCCGTTCATATCAAGTGTGACAGCTTATCGCATGGCAGAAAATCTGCCATGCTCAAAACTGTCAAAGTGCGCAAAAATAAAATTTTTTGAGGGTTTAGGGTTGTGGATAAAAGGAAAAGATCTACTTACCCGGCTTGCCTTTCGGCTTCGCCGACCTCTCTTCAAAGAGAGGTTTTCCGCCTTCGGCGGCTCGGCAACGAAAAGTATGTGCGGCCGTCACGGCGGCAAAATTTCAAACTTCGATATGTGTTGAGAGAGGGTCAATATGGTTAAGATTATCAAAAATATGACGGTGCTTGAACAATATTACATCCGGGGGGTTTTAGATTTGAAGGCGACGGATTCTTATACGGCGCTTGCAAGGCTGAGTGCAGGCAAGCTTTTTGCCAAAGATGAATATTTGGCCCGAATTTCAAACCTGAAAAGCACCGATCCGGCAAACATCAGGGTTGACGGAAGCGGCGGCGGTGAATTAAGTGATAAAGCGCTTTTTCATCGTGACCGGTACAACAAAGCGCTTCGCGCCGTTCCTAAAGAATTTTTGGCCGTTTTAAGGCGCGTTTGTGTTGAAGATTTGCCGATTGCCGCAAACGATAACGAAGATTTGCCGGCACGTCGCAAGGCCGAAATGAGCTTTTCGATGAAGATTGATTTGGTTCGAGGCCTCGACCGGTTGATTGATTTTTACAGGACTTATACACAAGAACAAAAAGATAATTGACCTTGTTGTCAATGCGTGTTAATGTATTTGGTGAAATGAGAAATTGTCTTTTGCGATTTCTCATTTTTTATTTATCCTAAAAAGATGGGTGATTATAAAAAGCTTTCATTACCTTTGGGTTATGAAAGCTTTTGAGTATATAATGAATTTTTCATGATTATATTTCCTATGAAGCGGCACACTTTAACCGGCGTGCCGCTTTATATATACGAGAGGTAAATAAATGGAGCAAAAAAATGAAGAAGACGTTGTAGTAAAAGTTATCGGCGGCGGAAAAATTGAGTTCAAAACCGCTTAAATAATTGAAAATAAGGGGTTTTCTTACCCGAGTTTTTAAACAGATATGTCTTAAACCTACGCAAAGCCTTGAAAATATTGACTTTGTGTGTGGTTGTTACAGCTTAATTAAAAGGGTTAAAATGGCTGATTTGAAGGAAAAATACAAAAGCATATACGGCAAATACGGCATTTTGGGCGGTAGGCCGAAAAGTTTTAAGAATGTGAAGCAATTTCAGACGGCTATTTTTGACTTTTTGGAAACTTGCGAAACAAGAGAAGTCGTCCGGTATGATAAAGACGGCAAAGAGCTGCATGTGATCAGTCGGGCACCGGTGACAATCGAAGGATTTTGCGCCTTTTCGGGTATTACGAAAACAACGTTTTATGAATATGCCGGCAAAAAAGGATTTGCCGATGTGGCTGCTAAATTCAAGACGATCTGTGAGAGTTATTGGGTTGACCAGTGTGCTGAAGGAAAGCCCGGGAATAAGGCAGATTTTGTTTTGAAAAATTCGTTTGCCGGTGATTGGAAGGATAACAAAGACATTAACCTGACCGGAAGCGTGAGCACAATGAACGATGTTGTGATTGACGGTGTTGTCTTAAATATTGGAATTGGTGAAGATGTCAAAGATAATCGTGCCGGAAATTCTGAACCTGCCGAACAAACTGATACCGTTTCTGACTAACCTCGGAAAATATCGGTATTATTTGGCTGAGGGCGGCCGCGGTTCGGGAAAGAGTCAGGGCTTTGGGCGGCTTATATTGCACATCGGCGAAAAAAGAAAAATTCGTGTTTGCTGCGGCCGTGAAACACAAAACTCGATTGAAGAATCGGTTTATCGGTTGCTTGTTGACTTGATAAACAAGTTTTCGCTTAATTGGCGCGTGACCGGCTCAAAGCTCGTGCATAATGTGACCGGCTCGGAAATTATTTTTAAGGGCTTCAGAGAAAACGGCGTTGAAAACACTAAAGGTATGGAAGGCTTTGACATTGTTTGGGTGGATGAAGCGCAAATGCTGACCAAACGCACGCTTGATGTGGTGATTCCGACCATTCGAAAAACCGGGTCCGTGATTTGGTTTTCAATGAACCGTTATTTAAGATCCGATCCGGTGTATGAATTTTGTTTATCAAGACCGAATTGCTTACACGTGCATATTGATTATTTTGATAATCCGTATTGCACGGATGAACTCAAAGCCGAAGCTGAAATATGCAAGCAAACAAACGATGCGGATTATCGGCATATTTGGCTCGGTGAGCCGCTTGATGCTGCAAGCGATTATCTGTTTAACGGTGCAAAGCTCGAAAAGATGAAAAGCATTGAGGCCTTTGATGATATCGGCTTTATGCGGCAGCGTGTTTTGGCTGTTGACTTTGCCGCCCAGGGAAATGACTTATGCGTTGCAACTTGTTTGGATAGGGCTGACCAAGTGCATTGGAAGGTGTCTCAGCAAATTGCATGGAGTGAGCCTGATTCAATGGTGTCAATCGGTAAGATTGTTGATTTGATGGGGCAGTTAAAGCCGACAACATCAATTTTGGATGTCGGCGGCATGGGTTATGTGGTTTATAACCGGCTTCAAGAGCTCGGAATTAGGATAAATCCGTTTAACGGTGCCGAGCAGCAGGACGTGCCGGCAGAATACGGCAATAAGAGAGCATGGGGGTATTACAAACTTAAAGAGTATATCGAAAACGAGTGGATTATTATGAACAGTCCGCAAACGATAAGTGAATTGGAGCAGATCCGCTTCAAATACAAATCGAACGGCGAACGATTGATATTAAGTAAAGATGAAATGCGCAAACAGGGCATTCACTCACCGGATCGAGCCGACAGCTTGATGATGGCGGTTTTTGCTATTGTTGCGTATTTGAAACCGTCTGAAACTTTTGCATCAAATTTTTCGGGCGTGAGAAGAATTAACAGAAGTAAATTTTGAGTAAGGAGTAAACGATGGGTTTAAGTGTTGGAAAAGCGATTAAGAGTGTCGGAAAGTCCGTTAAAAAGGCTACAAAATCATTTGTGAGTGCGCCATTTAACGCTGTTCGAGCTGCAAGTCGTGGTGATATTATGGGTGTTATCGGTTCGGCCGCAAGTATTGCAAGCATGGGAACAATTAACATAAATAATAATGCTGCCGGTAGTGTTGATGACAGCGGCGTTGGTATCTTGTCGCAAGAACAGGAAGATTTAAAAAACAGACGGCAACGCTTGTTTTCAACCGCAGGCGGTGCAAGCGGACAAGAGGTTTTAAGCGTTGGGGCACCGGCAGGCAGAGGTACACTATTTGGAAATTAAAAACATGGAATTTGATTTTAAAAACGTTAAATCACGTTATGATGAACTCAAAGCCGAACGTGACAAATACACGTCGCATTGGCAGGATATATCAAGCTATGTCGGCATCAGGGTTAAATCAGATAATATCAATCAAAATACTGACACAAGCAATGCCGATGATTTGGACAAGTACACCGAAGATCCGACGGCTGCCCTTTCTGTTCAGCTTGCAGCTGATTATGAAAAAGGTTTAATGTGGGGCGACGGCGTGAATGCCATATCTATTTTGCCGAGCAAACAGGTTTTGAAGCTCGCTTCGAAAGAAGCAGTCAGCAAATATTATGAATATGTGACCGATGAACTTCTCGCGCAAATGAATCACTCGGCTGCAGGCTTAAACTCAGCCTTATCCGCGCACTTCTACGACCAAAATGCTTTCGGCACATCCGGCGTTGGGGCATATCCGAACACGCAATACTTAAAAGGCGGCGCAACAAATGTTTTGCTTTTCAGACCTTATGGTATAGATACGCTTGTGATTGATGAGGGAAAAAATTCGCTTGTTGATATTGTGTTTAATGTATTTAATTGGCGCGTAAACCGGTTGGTGGAAGAATTTTGTGTTGATGAAAACGGCAATATCGATCAGGAAAGTTTTTCACGCCTTCCTAAAAAGATACAAGATGCATACAACACTAATCAGCTCAACAACACATACAATATTGTTCAGGCAATTTTACCGCGTTCGGATTATATGCCGGGGGCGCTTGGTAAAAACGGTTGCAAATATGCCGGTTATTGGTTTGAAGAAGGTGCGGACACATACTTTCGAGATGAACAATACAAAGACATGCCGGTTGCAGTTGCAAGAGCAGTTAAAATTCGCGGTGAGGTTTACGGCAGAGCAAGCGGCACAATGTTGCTTTCGACCATTAAGTGCATCAATTCGGCCATATCTGAAGCGATGGAATCAATCGCAAAGATGGTTCGGCCGCCGATTGGTATATTTAATACCGCGCTTTTCGGTGATGATAAAGTTGATACATCCGAAAACGGTTTAACGGTATTAAATGCCGCGCAGCTCGGCGGTGCAAATCCGATTGTGCCGATGCAGGATATCGGCGATCCGAGCGCAATTATTCAATGGCTGATACCGTATTTGAATGAGAAAGTCGCAACCGCGTTTAAGATTGATATTTTGCTTGATTTTTCGGCCAAATCTGACATGACGGCAACCGAAAGTTTAGAGCGTTTTTCAATCCGCGGCCGCTCACTTTCCGGCATGATTATGCAACAAAAAACAGAACTGTTTGAGCCGCTTATCAAGCGCTGCATTTCAATTTGCATGGATAAAGGTGTTTTAGGGTATGATCCGAATGACAAAGAAGTTAAAATTCTTAAAGCAAACGAACAATATAAGGTTATCCCCGATGCCGTGGCGCAGTGTATTAAAGACGGGCAAGAATGGTACACGATAAAGTTTAATAATGAGGTGGATAAACTCTCAAAAACCGAAAAGGTTGATGATTTACTCAAGCTTATCAATGTGATTACGGCCATGATGTCTGTTAATCCGGAAATAGCGCTTGCGATTGATTGGTATGGGTTATTAAGTGATGTTTGCGAGGCATTAGGCCTTTCTAAAAATATTTTAAGCGCACAAAAATTCAAAGAAGAAATTACAAGACGTGCCGAACAGCAAAGCGCTTTAATAGCAGCTCAATCGGGCGCCATGAATGCCAAAGCAAACAGAGATAATGCCGCAGCAATAAAGGATATGAGAAATGAGCGATAAACCTTTTGACTTTTACGACTACAAAAAAAAGCAGGAAAAGAAAATTGAAGAAGCAAATAAGGCATATGAAGAATTAAAGGCGGCGGCAAACCGCCTTTATTCAACTGATGACGGGAAAAGATTGGCAAGGGCAATGATAAGACATTGTCACTTGTTTGAAGCAGAGATAAAAGCGCTGCCTCAAGAAGATTTACAAAGGCTTCAGGCAATGAAGGATTATGTAAATATGTTTGTAACAGGGTTGGTGGACAGATCTGTGTTCATCGACATTATTGAAGGAATATAACATGGAAGAAAATGAAAACGACGGATTGTCGGCAACACCGCCGGATAATCCTCAAACACCATCAGGTGACTTTAATGTGCCTGATGAATACAAAACGCAAGGTTGGACACAAAACATCAAAAGCTATGACGATTTGTGGCAGAATGCAGCAAATGCACAAAAGCTGATTGGCAAAAAAACGATCGGCATACCGGATGAAAACTCAACGGATGAGCAATGGCAGGAATATTATTCAAAGCTTCGTCCGGCTAAAGAAGAAGATTATTCTTTAGAAATCGAAGATGAAGAAGATGCTAAGGCCTTCAAAAAACTTTTTTATGATAACGGCGTGACACAAAAGCAGGCTTCGGCCATTATCGACGGTTACAAAAAAGCCGAAGAAAAGATGAATGCCGAGTATTATTCAAAAGAAGGCTATGCAAAAGAGATGTCTGACCGCTTCGGGGATCAGGCAAATGATGTTTGCAAAAGTGTGGCTGATTTTATTAAAAAAGAAGTCAGCGAAAAAGACCGCGCAGCTTTGGAAGTGATGCCGAACAATGTGATCGGCGTCATTACTTCTGTTATCAATACCGTGCTTAAAAGGTATGCCGTAAAAGACACGGACACCGGCGCAGGCGGTCCTTCCGGGGCAAATAAAGAGCCTGATTATGAGGGTTTTGCCAAAGCAGCTGTTGAGCTGTCACATCGTCCGCACGATATGAAAGACTTAAACGAATTGAAATCTAAATTTAATATCCCGTTAGTGAAAGGAAAATAATATGTTAAAAGTAACAGTAAGCGGTGCTTTCCGCAGCAATAATGAACTCAATGATTTTTCAAATATTGAATTAACGATGCCGGATTGTCCGGATGAATGGATTAAATCAAACGCAATTAACAGATGTTTTGCGATGCAGGCCGAAAAACAATTTAAAAAACGTATTGACAGCATTCACTCGCTTTATGTTGACCATGTGGAAAAAATTGAGCCTAAAATTGTTAAAGAAACCCTTGTTGAGGTTGTGGATGTGCCGGTTAAAGTAAAAGAAAAAGATGCAACCGGCAAGATGGTTGAAGTTGAAAAAATTGAAAAACGCGAAGTAGAAAAAGAGGTTGAAAGAAAGGTTTATGAACTTCCTTTGTGTGCCGGCAAAAAAATTAAATCACTCGATTGGGAAGAATTGCAGCATTTTGCCATGATGTTTTGTTTAAGATCTGTTCCTCTTTACAGAAGCTGTGATTTGAGAACGGCAAGACAAATTGCCTACCGCGAATATGTGAACAAAATTTTAGGCAAGGCGCTTGAAGAAGATTATGATTTCGGTGCTGCGGCTGATTTTGACGTGCCTGAAACGGCAACAAGCGTTGCTAAATATCAAGGTAATGCCGATAAAATTTTTGACGGCACAGATAAAATTGATGAGCATAAAGCGCCTGAAGAAAATAAATAAAAGTTTCATGCCCGTCGGATAAGCGTTTGCCCCGACGGCATCAAAAATCCGCCGGGATTAAAGCGGCAGGAAAATCCTTTTTAGGACAACTTTCCGAATAACAAAATGTAACATTTTTTTAATTCGGAGTATAAAATACAATGGTATCTTACGCAGGTGATGGCGGTATTGACAACGCTGCCTTAATCCAATTTGAACGGACGTTTTTACAGCTCGCTCAGCAAGAGCGCTCAATGCTTGAATCGTCCGGAGTTGTCAAATTTTTACCTTCTGACGGCAAATGGAACACATTGCCGCGCATGGGTAAATTAGAGCTTACCGAAGTTGAGGGAAGAAATCCGAGAAAACAATACACGGATTATTCTCTTGATAACCGTATGCTCAGAAAACGTCGTTTCACGGCAACGGTTTTACTTGACGAGAAGGACGACATTAACGAACTCATCACAGATCCTTCATCTTATGTGATGCGTAATTTGCTTGCAGCTAAAAACAGAGTTGCTGACCGCGTTTATGCGGCTGCTGCCGTCGGCCCCGTTTTGGTTGGTGCCCCGGATGGCGTTCGCTCTTCCGTTTCGGCTGCGGCTGACGGTGTTGTAACGATTGATGCAACATCCGGTGTGAACTACGGAACTTATGAAGCCGTTATTCAAAAGTTTATCAACAAAGATTTGCCGATGGATTTAATCTTAAAAGCAAAATTGTTGATCACCGGTAAAGAAAACACAGCTTTGATGAGCGAAGATAAATTCATCAACAGCCGTTACATTGAAAACCGTCCGGTCAATGATGGTTATATGAAGCACGCAGGCGCTTTGGAAACAATTTTGTTTGCAGGCTCTGAAACCGGCGGCATTACGGTTAATAACCCGATTTTGCCGGAAGCTTCAACTACCCGTTATTGTATGGCTCTTGCCCCTGATGCAATCGCGGCATCTGTTGAAATCGGCAGCCTACGTTTTGAAAAATCAGCCGAACACGTCAATTCTAAAGAACTGACAATCGACTATTGGATTAACGCAATGAGAACTGAAGGCTCACGCGTTATTAAAATTGAAACGACAATGTAGGAGGTTTATGCTATGACGATTTCAGTAAACGCATTTGCGGTATCTAAACCGCTTAACCCGATTTATAAAACAGGTAAAACCCTTCGTGTTGTTCAGGCATCCTTTGCATCCGTGAACGGCACAACGGCAAGCGGTGATATCTTTGTTTTGGCATCAGGTTTGCCGGCAACGGCGCGGATTGTTCGCGTTATGACACCTAAAGGCACACCGGCCGTAACCGGCATGAGCGATGTTGACTTAGGCTTTTACGCAACCGGCACAAACAAGGTTATTGATAAAGATGCTGTTGCAGACGGTTTGACGTTTGCATCTGCCATCACATCAAACCTTGATTTGGTCGGTAAGAACATTTCTTCGTTTGACCAGACGAAAAACATTGCAGCTTTGTGCGGCTTAACAGCCGAATCAATCCCTGCACAAGGTTTTGATTTGTGCGCAACGCTCAATGCAAGTCCGACGGCAAGCGGAACAATCGAGTTTGATATTTATATCGAACAAGAGTAACGACATTAAAAGGGCGGCGAAATACCGCCCTTTTATTTTTTTTACAAGGGCAAGAGATGACGACGAAAACAGAAATATGTAATTTGGCCATATCACGGCTCGGTGATAAAAGCTCGATTGAAAGTATTGACCATCCGAAAAAGCAAACGGAAATTGTTTGTTCGAAGTGGTATGATATTTCAAGAAAAACAGCATTAAAATATATGATGCCAAACTTTGCAAGAAAACGCGATAAGTGGGCTTTGTCGCTTGATTATACGCCTGCTTTCGGCTATAAATACGCCTATAAATATCCGGCAGATTGTTTGAAAATTTTAGGCATCGGAAATTTACGAAACATCAATGCCGGCACGGTTGAAAACGGATATTATCTCACAAACGAATATTTTGAAGGTGGCCTTGAGGTCAGGTATGTTTATGACGTGACGGATGAAACACGTTTTTCATCTGATTTTGTGCAGTTGTTCAGTTGGATTTTGGCCCGTGATATTTGCAGTGAGTTGACATCGAGCAGCTCAAAATTTAAGATGATTGAAGAGATTTTACCCGTTAAAATTGCCGAATTTTGCGGTGTTGATGCCCAAGAAAATCCGCCGATCAGAATTTCACGGCCGGCACGTTATAAGTGGCGAAACGGCTATATTGAAAATTTGGAAGGTAAAGTATAATGTCCGAGCTTATTATAAATAATTATACGCGCGGTGAACTTGACCATGATATGAACGGCCGTTTTGACTTGCCGATTTATACAAACGGATTTGAAGTTTGCAATAACTTTATTTCAAACTACAAAGGAAACATCAAATATCGTACCGGCTTTAAGTTTGTTTCGCAAACGGTCGACAATAGCGAAGCCGTATTGATGGAATTTAAATTTAATACCGAGCAGGCTTATTTGCTCGAATTTACAAACAACAAGCTCAGATTTTATACATATGATGCAAACGGTAACTTCGGTTATGTTTTGGATTCAAACGATGATATTTATGAGCTCGTGACAGGTATTACACTTGCTCAGGCCAAAAAGCTGCAAAAGGCACAAAACGCCGATGTAATGTATTTGGCCATGAACGAAATTAACCCGAAAAAGCTCAAACGTGTGTCGGCAAATTTATTTACAATCGAAGACGTATCACCTACAGGCTTAAGCTTTACGACAGCAGGATATCCGGCAAGTGTGACATTTTATTCGGGCCGTTTGTGGTATGGCGGTTTTTCTGCCGAGCCGCTTTCAATTTATGCATCCAAAACCGCAGATTATGACTATTTCACAATCCCCGGAACACCGATTGCAGATGATGCGCTTAAATTAACTTTGGCCGAAATCACCGATCCGATTGAGTGGCTTGAAGGCGGCAAAAGCAATCTTTATGCAGGTAATCATGAGGGCATCAGTTTAATTAACGGCGGCACCGTTGATCAGCCTATCACATCAACGGCGGTTGCTGCGCATCTTGCAAACTATGAGGGCGCATCCGATTGTGTGCCTATTAAAAAAGATTCGCAGATGTTTTATGTTTCATCCGATAAACGCCGTATCTTTATGTTTGATTATGACTTGATGACCGAAAAATTTATTGCAACGGACTTAAATTGGATAAGCCAAGAAATCAAAAAGGATTGATTAAAAAAATATTTTATAAAAAAGATGAAAACAATAATATTTATGCCTTGACCGAATTGGGGCAAATCCTTGTGTTGCTTTATAACTCAAATGAAAATATTTGCGGTTGGTTTAATTCATCAACAGCCGGCGATATTTATGATATATGCACCGTGACACGTCCGGACGGAAAAGATGATTTATTTGTTTGCAAAAAGCAAAACGGCGTTTTTTGTTTGGAAGTTTTGGCCTCGGAAGTTGAATTTAAGAAATTTTTTCAAACGCCGCATTATTTAGATGATAAAAACAAAACATACTATAACCGTCTGATTGCGGAAGACTTGAAAAAATGCGTGTATCTTGACCGCTCGCAAACGTTATCAAGCGAAATAAATAAAAGTATATCTATCAGCTCAAATGTGATAACGGCAACGGAAAACATATTTTCATCTGCAATGGTCGGGCATTATTTG